GATGGCCTTAGCGAGTATCTCATTACCTGCCTCATCATTGTCCAGACACAGAACAACCTCGCCGAAACTGCGAAGCCACTCTCTATTTGCTAGGATTGCAACATCAGCGAATGCCTTAGCTGAGGGTAACGATACAACAGGATAAATCTTGCCGTACTTCTTCATGTATGCCTGTGCCACACTAAGTGTATCAACTTCACCCTCAGTGATTACGACACGCTTGCCACCACCCTGGAAACGCTCCTTACCGAACAGTGTCTTGCACTTACCGATCGAATAGAATGCCTTCGGTATCTTTCTAACCTTGTAGGCATCGCCCTCGTAAGGGTAGTAGTGTTCATTGATCTTGCCATCTGATCCGAAGCCCACGCGGACATCGTAGAACTCACAGACAGCCTTATCAATACCTCGACCAATTGCCTGCACAGGAAACTGTTTCACCTCCTCGGCAGTAGTTGGCCCCTTGACGTAATTATTCTTGACAGGTTCTGGTGTCTCCTTTTCCACAACCGTAGTGCCTTTCTTGAAGTACTTCTGGCATACAAAACAGAATGAACTTCCATCCTCGTACACCTGGCGTCCGTCACTGCTACTGCAATCATCATTGATACAAGGCTGATTAGCCTTGACGATTTTCCCCATCTGTCGCTCCGTTAGTGGGTAATGCGTGTTTGTCAACACCCATGAGAGCACCGCCGAACAACAGCAGTGCCATCGCCATTACCATATAGTCGGCAGCTGTCCATGCTGCTTGTTGCGCAGATAATACTGCGCCCAACATTGTAAAGATCACTGCCAACATCACGCAAAGTTGCCCAATGAATTTAAGCAAGTTTCTTCCTTTCTACTTTCAAATTACTGAAGTTGACATTCAGCAGCCACGTGTGTCCGTACGCAATCGCCAACTTATAGACAGCTACAACGTCTAAGGCGCGCTTGTCATAGATAGCTAGGTGTTGTTCAGCCTTACCTACAAAGTGCTGATTTACCTTACTGTACACTGGAGCTGCCCAGAGTTCAAGGTGTTTGTTGTAAAGCTTGTGCTGATACACGATTGCTCCAGTCGTCTAGCCGTTGTTTGTGCCTTTCTGTAATCCTCTCAGATACCTTCCAGGTTACAGCCTCCATGTAGCCATTGTACCAACGATCCTGATTAACGAAGCACTCGACATGCATCATCGTCCATGCTTCCGCGTAACCAAGAGTGCCACGCTTGTGATACTCTTCCAGGCAGACAAAGTCGAAGTTGTTCAGACCGTACTGCTTGACGTCAATCACGAGCTCCTTGCTAGAACTTGTGTATGAACGCCAGGTTGTTTCCTGCCCTTTGACTTTTCCTTTCGTCGATACGTATTGCTTGCTACCAATGTACGCTCGCCCATTCACCTTGTTGCGAATCAGATAGATAAAGCCAAAGCAATTCTTCTGATTCATAAGCTCTGGAAAGTCCCAGTGTCCATTGGGTTCTTCAGTGTAACGGGACTTACGCGGTCGCGTGATGATGTTCTCTTTGCTAGACGCCTGTACTGGCGTGATTATGCCAGTGTCAGTGTCCATGAGAACTGGAGTTATTCTCAAGCTACCGATTGACATTCGGCCTCCGAAACAAACAGCTTTGCAGCGGTTACCGAGGCAAACGAACGCTCTTCGGGCTCACCCTTTTTTCTTAAATAGATAGGGGCTTCGTTGATGTATTTGATAATAGTCCACGGCCCTTTTGTACGTAACACAGGGCAATACGGCCCTTCGTCATCTTCGTTGCGCCAACCGTCTTCTTCCATATACATGGACATTACGTTACTCCTCTCTATGCTCGTTTTCGTGTCTGCGTTTCTGTCACCCTATCTTGAGTGACATGCCGGTCGCCTTGACCGCTGTGGCTTGCGGAGTGGCTGCAGGCGCGGCGATTGGGGGCGCGGCGATACTCGCCCCATGGGGTGCACCCGCGTCCGGCAGCGTGGCAGTTTTGGCCGGTGCTGCCAATTTTTCCGCCTCTCCTTGTGCCGCAAGGGACTCCGAAATAGACGAATCCATGCTCAGGACTGTCTGAACAATCTCCCAAGACCTACAGCTGAAGAAGTCATCCTCGTGCTTCTTGAGATAGAGCATCGCCCCGTTACTCTGGAGATAGTTATACCAGTCTGTCGGGTAGAAGCTCATGTATTGCTCGACAACAACTTCCTGCATGTCGAACTCCGTACTACAATCCACTAGCAGCTTCTCAGCCTTAACAGGGCCAACACCTGGAATTCCAGGTATGTTGTCAACGCCGTCGCCCTTGAGCAGCTGCTCATAGAAGAACCGTAATGCGAATTCCTCTGTGATCTCTTCTATCACATTGGTTTTCATATTGTAGTACAGCCCAGGGATACACTTCAGATCCTTGTCAATAGTGCAGATAACATAAGGCATCTCTGCAAGACGAGCTTGCTCCGCCCATATCCGCATCAAATCGTCGGCCTCCATATTGACAGCCTCTACTGCCAGACCTTCGTCCACAGCCATTCCTCTTAGTACTGGTACGAAGAAGTTGGACTGCCGAGGATCCTTGTGCCGGTTCATCTTGTATTCTGGATACAACAGATTCCTAAAGTTATGCTGACTCTTTACAGCCATCAGGTGGTCTGTTGCAAATACACAATCGAGCAAGTCTTTAGCCTGACGCTGGAAATTATCCCACGACTGACCCAAGTACTCTGCATCCTCTGCCATAGTGTATTCTTTGTTTGCCTTTACAAGATTGCCCTTGTCGTTGAGGATTAAGTTAACAGCCTCATCTGGCTTGAACCTTGTCTTGCACGCGTGATAAGCGAGCACATCACCGTCTATTATTGCCAGCATCAGTATCCTCTCCGTTGTACTTCTCACTCAAGCCGCGCCAGCGAATGGCAACCCAAGGAATCATCTTTCCCTGGGGATTCTTGTAGTACCAAGCAAGACCATCCCAATAGTGTCGCTTACCACAGATACACTCTGTTGGATACCAACCTACTCTATGCGGGTTTACACTTGGCGGATACCAACGTGTGTACTTACTCACTAGCGCAGCTCCTTTATCAACTGTGGTATTACGAATAGTGCCGTCCAGTTCTCAACATTCGCAGGGCAAACATTGATTGTGGTCAGCCCGTGTGTAGTACCATCATATTCGATATCGTCTGTCAATACCCAGCATACAGGATCTAGCGGGTACAGCTCTTCTAAAAGGCTACGCGTATAAGCCTCCAGCCAGACATCAGAAGGACTGAGCGAGGGATCACCGAATTGCGTATCTGTGACAGTTGCAATACGTTGCACTACAGCCTCGAACGTCTCTGAAATTTCACTCATAGCGCACCCCTCACTCTTGAATCGAAGATGACAGCCTCCATTTTGTAACGCCTTACTTTGTAACCCTGCTCTGCCAGTGCCAGCACCAATGCGATCATGTTTCTGTTCAACAGCTCGTAGTCATGTGAATGCCCTGTCATGAACATATCATGGTCAGAGACTACGAAATACCCGTCTTTGCTCATTAAAAGATCAGCTACCTTGAACTTGAAAGCCTCAGCTAGCTCAATCAGTTGCCTCTTGTAAGCATCAATTACAGGATCAATTGCGACGTGTGCCTCGTAGTACTTAGTCTTCAGCTTCTGTGTCGCCACTCTTAGCCTCCGTCACATCGATCACACCGATATCAGTAGTTAACTCTTTAAGTTCCTCGATTGTTAATCCGAGAAGTGTGCCTTGAGCTACCCCTGTCAAAGCCTCACAAGCAAGCTGCCATGCTTCGATTTCATGCTCCAGATCGAGCACCCTGACGTGTTGCAGGTTATCCTCATAGGACAACCAGTGTAGACAGTACGTTGTTATCACCTTCTTTTTACTCCATCTGAAATTTTCCAAAGGATCCCAACCGTTGCCGGCACAGTTCCAGCACCTAATCCGTCCGTAGCTAGTCTTGCTTGTGTAGCCAAGACCATTACATACAGGACAAGTACTCATCAGTGCACCTCATACCAGTTCTCTCCTATCTTAGCGTCACCGTTCATTATCTGGACACCAAACAGCTTCGGGCCATCTTTAAAAGCCTGCTTCCCGATAGCTGCAGCCTCTACCGCGTGTTCGTCCGGCACAAGGAAGTCTTCCTCATCGTGCATAAACATTACGGGCCAATACTCGATACCCTTCTCTTCTAGCCGCTCCATTGTTAGCATCACTGCAGCCGCACATGTTGCCTTCTCGCAAGCTTGCAGAAGATAGACCAACAACTTATGGAAGCTATCACAATAGATGCGGTTGCCACCAATACCTGGGATATAGCCGTCACCCCATTGCTGCGTCTTGCCGAAGATGTTTTCAAGCTTCTCCAGCAGCTTCTTGAATCCAGGAACAGCCTTGGTGAACAGTGACTTTAGCTTCTTACCGCGTTTCTCATCTGGCTTATCAAAGATGTAACTCCAGAGTTTGCCTCCGGAAGCACCGAACAAGAACGCATATAGAATACGTTTAGCTCTTGGTCGTGGTACAGTGTGCTTGATACCCATCTCTGCCAAACATTGTGTCAACACATCGGCGTTGTACTGGTGAATGTCGCCATTCAATAGCGTCTGAGTGAACTCCTCGCTCTCTAAGTAGTGCGCCAATCCACGTGCCTGATTACCTGCAGAGTCACAGCCAATCAACTTCCATCCAGGTAGCGTAGTGAACAGTGCGCGCATCTCTGGACCAAGCACCGACTCAGCAGCTGGAACATTGACGATGATACTATGCCGTGCACGCATACTAGGCGTACCGATTGTCATACAGTCGCCGTGTAAAATGCCAAGCCCAGGAGGACACAACGGATTGTTTCTATCCACCTTCTCAAGCCAGCCCTTCAGGATGCTATATCGTGATTTCGTTGTTAAGAAGTCACAATACAACTTACCATCCCCTTCCATACACTGCAGGCTGTCCTCCGTAATCTTACCAGAGGTGTTCACCTTACGGCCTGTATTAGGATCGACTTTCGTGTTATACTCTGTCGGAATCCAATCGTGCCTGTAAAGGAAGATCTTTACATCATCAATGCTGTCGATATCGAGTGGTACAATCTCGACGCGACTGTATGGTCCTTCAACTAGACGATTCCAATCCTGACCAGTCATAGGGTCGATATTGAACCACGTAGCTAGATGGTGATAGTATGCTCCAATCTTTGTCCACTTAGCTTCCTTCCATGGGACAACACCATTCGCCTTGTCTACTGCCACAGCTTTGAAACCTAGCTTCGGTAGAATCTTAGCTCGCACGACGTCCATCTCAATTGTCAGTTTTCCGAACAGGCTCTCAGCAGCTGCAATGTTGAATGGCCAACCACGTAATGATGCTTGTGCGACGAACTTAGCTGCCGCATGCTCAGCCTTCAGGTAGGTACGAATTATCGGCTCTCTTGCTGCTTTCTCCTTCAACTCTTTGCCGAGTACATTGTAGACCTTACCACCAAGCTCCATGTCTCGCTTCCAGTACTCCAGCATCTCTTCAGAATACTTAGAGAAGAAGATGGCAGGATCACCAGTGTCTCCTTTAGGATAACCTAGGTTCTCACCCCACACTTCAAGGCTGTGTCCTCGGTTTCCGAAACGTTTGTAGTCCTGAACTTGTGACATCAGCAATGTATCTATGATCATCAACTTTTTAGGTGGCTTCCAGCCTGTCAGTTTCTCTAATGCCGGAATATCAAAGCCCAAGAAGTTATGTCCAACGATTTGATCGGCTTCGTCGAACACCTTCTGCCAACCAAGGTCTCCTTCAAGCCAATACTGCACAACGCCTGTGTCAATGTTCTTGACTCCAACAATCCACAGGCGTGTGCATTCTTGTAGGAGTCCATTTGTTTCAATGTCACTTATGTAACGAGCCATTTGGACTCCAGAAATTTACCGCTTAACGAATGACAGGATTTCAGCGGTGATGTGCTCACCTTTAGGTCTGTTGTCGTTCAAACAACCATGAAGCTCAGCATCAAGCAGGATAGCTGCACCTGCCATCAGATGACCCAGATGGACTACATGACTATCTGCTGCGCAGTCCTCCCCGCTATACCACGCGAGTAGGTGACGCATCATTGCATCATAGAACACTGTGGCAGATACTTGGCTGTCACGCCAGTTGGTCAGGCCATACTTGTTCACACCATCTTGCATCGCCGTACCAAGTGCTAACAGTGCAATCGGCGGGATACCAGACATCTGTGGTTTGCCGACTGCAGCTGCCGTCTTAGCATTGTTATCAATCAAGTGCTGTGGACCTTTAGCGATCTCACGTAGCACCTCATTGAACGACTCAGCTGCACCTGCAAAGTCATGCACGACGTTAGGAACCTGAGGCTCGACAGGATGTTCAGTGACATGAAAACCATCAGTCTCCTCTAGTGCGTTGTATGTCTTCTTAGGAAACACCCAAGAATTATCACGCTCTAGTTTTGTTTGCCAACCTAGGAAATCATCCTCTGTGAACAACGGGGCATGCTTCGATGCAGGCTCCAGGTTATCGGCGATATCGATGCGACCTGCCTTGTTCGGTACGAGCCTCACCATGTTGACAGCTCTGTCGAAGTTGGTTGTTATCTCGAGACGACGACGTGTTTCCCAATTCCAGACTTCATAGTTGTACCTCATTCAATCTCCCCGTTGTCAAACTTCTGTTGAGCCTCGTAAGGCTTGATGAACTCCTCATACAACATTTGCTTCGTCTTTTCGAGTGCACCTACCACCTCGTCGTAGCGTGACTTATCACGCATACCCTTAACGTAACCGCGAGCGATCACATTAAAGGCATACGAGAGTTCACGAGAGTTAACCAACTGGCAATCACCGATAGGTGACACATCAATACTATGCCGTTGCTTCTTCGTGATGTGCGACATATCAGAACGGAATGTCGTCGTCAGGAGGGGTATCGCTGTCCGCCATCTCTGGCGCAATCGTCTCGGTCTCGCCTTCATCGTCGAAGTCATCATCTCCGCCGCCCTTCTTAGGCACATAGACAATATGCTTGAGCAGCTGAATCTTCATCAGTACAGATGCGAGTTGCTTACCCTCGACGCCCTCCTTCTCGTACTCGTACTGAAACACGCGTACGTTTCCAATGGAACCATTGCCAATAGATGTAGGATCAACTGGCTTCAGATTGGCTCCAACAACCTCAACAGGCTCAGACTGTGTTCCGTCTTTCTTGATCGACTTCTTCTTAAGGTGCGCAAGCCATTGCTTCTTTCCGGCTGCATTGAGGATCGGTTCTCCTTCGTTATCCTCACCGGCCTTGTAGACCATCAGCTTGGCTTTGACACCTTCAGCTTCCCAGCTCTTCTTCACCTCGATATCAGAGGTTCGGATCTGTACTTCCCACGACGGATTCGTCTTGTTGAACTTTTTGGAAGGACGCTTAGGATCAAGGTAGGCGTAGTGGAGTTCACAGTTCTTCAGAATAGGCATTTTGTTTCTCTCAGTTTAGTTATTTTGGAGTTGCTCTTGGATCGTTTCCAAGAGTATTTGATTAATGCTGTCGTCATTAGGCACATAATATGCTACAGCCAGTTCGTTATTCATGACAATCAGAATCTCGAATAGGTTGCAGTCTGCGTGAAACTTTACAGATTCCCAACACCAGCCATACGTTGGCTTGCCATCGTTAAGGACACCCTCCTTGTCCTCACAAAGCAGCCCCTTCTCTTTTGGTTCTAATACGCACGTGGTGATATCATCAGTGGCGTTGTCGATCAGAACACTATATGACATATCGTCGGCATACTCAGGATGCGCGATGAAATACGCTCCGTCAGCTTCTCTCAAACTCGTCGTTACATCCAAGAGATGTCGTTTGACTGCTTGATCGACGATAGCGTCACAATCACTTGGCCACTTGATCGTTATCATGTGTGTCTCACCATCTGCACAGCTTCACGCAGTTGATCACAGAGATCCACAAGTTCATGGTCAGATATCTTTCCCTCTATGACCTGCAGCTCGAACATCGCGATCTCAGGATTCGTAGTGTTGATCCATAGATTAGCCAGTGGGATTGCCTTATCATTGCGTTCAGCAAAGAACTCCAACTTACCGTTTACCACTTCGTCTCCTTATGCAAAACAATACTCGCTATCGATAACAAGACTGATATCGAGGTTTCCACATGGAACTTCCTTCATGTCGATCTGGATGTCTTTCATTACAGAGAAGATCGGATTCTCTTTATACAACTCATGAAACGTTTCTCTCACAGCGACATACAGATCTGGCATATCAGCTGCTAGACAGCCGAAGCTGTCATGAATGGTTGTTATATCGAAAGGACACGCATCAATTGTCAGCATCAAGTGCGCAGCATCCAAGCTGTGAATGATGTTAGGCGCAGCTCCTTGTGCCTGTCTTCGCTTGCTATGCTTTGTTTCCTCGATGAAACAGATACTGACCTGATAGGTGTTGATGAAATGACC